AGATGCGTTCTTCATCTTAACAGATTTAACTAACACTGGACTAAAGATGTTCCAAAGAAGACCTTTGAAAACATCAATGGAACCAGATTTTGAAACAGGAAATATGCGATTCAAAGCGTCTGAAAGATATTCTTTCGGATTCTCAGACTGGAGATGTATCTTCGGTTCACCAGGAGCATAAAGTACGCACTAAGGGGGGAATAGTTCCCCCCTTTTTTTTAACATTTTGAATGGTGGTTTAACCACTGGTCTTTAAGGAGGACTGTTCAAATGCCAACACATTTTTCATCAGGGGTAAGTAACAGAACTAACGGACATCCATTGTTCGAGTTCCCATACTTAGACCCTTTCAAATACTATATTTATTCAAACGACTTTTTTACTTATCATGCAGATGAGTTTACAATTACAACAACAGAAGGTGGGTCTGGAGACGCATCAGAAGCATTAACTTCTTTAGCAGGCGGAGCATTACTAATTACAAATGACGATGCTGATAACGATCATGACTTTTTTCAATTAAAAGGAGAGTCTTTCAAATACAGCTCAACTAAAAATATGTTCTTTAAAGCTCGTTTTAAAGTTAGCGATGCAACACAATCAGATATTGTAATGGGTTTACAGATTACTGATACATCTCCATTAGCAACAACTGATGGTATCTTTTTCCAAAAAGATGATGGTGATGCTAATCTAGATTTTCATATCGAAAAAGATTCAACACAAACTGATAACACAGCAATCTCTACTTTGTCTGATGACACTTTCGTAGACGTTGCTTTCCATTATGACCCTAAAGGTAATCTTGGAAGCGGTAGTTTTAAAATTTATGTAGACGATGCACTTGTTGCTACACAAACTACTTTAACAAATGTGCCAGATAACGAAGAGCTAACTGTTTCTTTCGGTATTCAAAATGGTGCGGCAGCGGCAAAAACCATGACAGTAGATTACATCATGGCTGCTGTAGAAAGATAGAGGTAACAAATGGCTGATGCAGTAACTTCACAAATTATTGGTGATAATGTTGGTGCAAAAAGCATACTTGTAAAACTTACAAATATATCAGATGGTTCTGGTGAAAGTGCTGTAGCTAAAGTGGATGTTTCTGCTTTAGCTAAAAGCACAGATGGTGAATCGTGCTCTAGAGTTGCTGTGCAAGAAATATATTATGATATTTTTGGTATGAGAGTGGACTTATTATGGAACGCTTCATCTAATGTTATTTGTAAAGTCTTAGGTGCAAATGGTGCTTTATCATCACAAGGTTATATGGATTTTAGAGATTTCGGTGGTATAACTAACAACGCAGGTTCTGGTATCAATGGTGATTTACTATTAACAACTACAGGACACACTGACGGAGATCACTATACTATTATCTTAAAACTTTCAAAGACGTATTAATATTATGGCAACCTCTGGAACTAGAACTTTTACCCTCGCTGTAGATGAGATTATAGAAGATGCTTATGCTCGTATTGGTGGAGAACCACAAACAGGTAAAGAAGCATCTGTAGGTAGAAGAGCTTTAAATTTATTGTTACAAGAGTGGAGTAACAGAAACATACAACTGTGGACAGTTACAGAGTCAACTCAAACTCTAACAGCTAACACAGCAAGTTACACACTTAATACTCATACAGTAGATATTACAGAGGCGGTCATACAAAAAACAAATTCTGATTCTACAGTTACAGATTTTGAATTAGAAAGAATTAGTAGAGATGACTACCTTCGTATCCCTAACAAAAGTGATACGGGTAGACCATCTCAATATTTTTTAGATAAACAATTAACACCTAAAGTATTTCTGTATCCTACACCAGATAATGCAGACGTATTTAAGTTTAATGAAAGAAGAAGAATAGAAGATATTACTTTATCTACAGAAACTGTAGATATACCAGACAGATTTTTGCCTTGTGCTATTAGTGGCTTATCTTATTATTTGGCTTTACGAAGACCACAAATAGATATAAACAGAAGACAAGAACTCAAAGTTCTTTACGAAGAAGAACTAAAAAGAGCTATGGAAGATAACAGAGAAAAAGTAGATTTAATTATTCAACCAGAGATCGCAAGACCATGAGTGACCCTAAAGTGGGCACAGGTAAAAAACCTAAAGGTTCTGGTAGAAGATTATACACTGATGAAAACCCTCGTGATACAGTAGGTATAAAATTTAGCACACCTGCTGATGCAAGAAAAACAGTGGCAAAAGTAAAAAAAGTTAACAAACCTTTTGCGAGAAAAATACAGATACTAACTGTTGGTGAACAAAGAGCAAAAGTTATGGGTAAAAATCAAGTAGTGAGTATTTTTAAAAAAGGTAAAGATGCCATTAGAAAGGCACACAATAGAAAAAAGAAATAGGAGTTTAGATGGCTTACGCAACAGGTAAATATGCAAAAGCGATATCTGATAGAAGTGGGATGGAATATCCATACAGTGAAATGAAAACTGAATGGAATGGTTCTTTCGTACACAAGTCTGAGTATGAAAGTAAACACCCACAACTTACGCCAAGAAAGCATAGACCAGACCCACAAGCATTAAAGGATGCGTCTCCGCCAAAAAAACTAGACCCATCAGATCAGTTAGAAAATGGAACAGTAAGTTCCTTACTAGCTAGTCTAGGTGTAACAAGTGCAGATAGAAAGATTACATCTACCTTTACATCTGCAAATGCTTCACCAATCGCTACAGCCTTGACATTAAGTGCAAGTTTGGGTAGTGAATCTGTAAGTGTCAGCTAAGATAGAATTATTTGTAGGAACACCTTGTTATGGTGGTATGCTCACAGAAGATTATCTTCATGGTGTTTTAGAACTACAAAATTTTTGTTTAGAAAATAAAATAGGTTTAAATATACAAACTCTTGGACAAGAGTCATTAATAACTAGAGCTAGAAATACTTTGGTTGCTAATTTTTTAGATAATGAAAAGTTTACACATCTATTGTTTATAGATGCAGATATAGGATTTAGTCCAGATAATTTAAAAAGATACTTTGAGTATGACAAGGATGTTATCTGTGCTCCTTATCCTATGAAGTTAATTAGTTGGAACATGATGCCAGAGCTAATTAAAAATGAAAAAGATTACAGAAATTTATGTCATCCTTATGTTTTAAATTTTGCAAACAAAGGTGAGATAAACATAGACAAAGGTTTTGCTGAAGTATTAGATGCAGCAACAGGTTTNATGTTAATTAAAAGAGANTGTTTAATTAANATGAAAGAAGCATATCAAGANTTAAAATATGTTTCAGATCAAATACTAAATGGTAAAGAATTTAATTCAGAAAACACATATTTGTTTTTTGATACAATGAAGGATGAAGATGGCAGATACTTATCAGAAGACTACGCTTTCTCAAGAAGATGGCAAAAGCTCGGAGGAAAAATCTATGCAGATATTGGATCAAACCTTTCACATATTGGACAGTATAGATTCACTGGTAAGTTATGGAAACACTTCAACATCGAACAAAAAAAGTAAAAACGTAGTAGTACCTGTTCAAGGTCTAAGTTTTAAAATTACAAAAGGATAATATGACAGACGCAGTTGTAAAGCCTATTAAAATGGCTATCGTTAGAAATCCTAAAAAGGGATACATAAGAACACCATCTCCAGAGGAGATAAAGAAATACGAAGAACGTGAAGAAAGATTAAAAAAAGAAGGTAAGAAATAATGGCTGATGACGCAACAATAACTTTAAAAGCAACTTTACTTCCAGATGAAATAGCTAAAGTTATTAATGGTTCAATGATTGTAACGCCAGATGATGCAAACGACAAATGGTATTATAAACTTACAAGTGTAACTACAACAAGTGCAGATTTAATTGCAGGTAATTTTATAGATTACACAGCAGTAGATCAAGACACTGCACCAACAGCTGTTGCTACATCAGACAAAGTAAAATTTTTGTTTGTAAAAAATACAAGCACTGCTGATGGTATAGTTATTTCAATAGATGCAGGCACAGCAGCTTTTAATTTAGCAGATGGTATTTTTGTAGGACCAGGACAATCTTGGTTTTGTAGATTACCAAATGCAACTGTAGCAGATATTCATGCAATAAGTGCTGACATAGGTGATGCTGGTGATGCAAGTGCAGATGTAATCGTTGCAGCACTAATAGATGATGTGGGGTAATTATGGCAACAATGACTTTTTCTACTCTTACACAAGATATAAAAGATTGGATGGAAAACGACAATACAGAATTTGCAGATGAAACTGCAAACTTTATATCTTTAGCAGAGCAAAGAATATCTAGAGATGTAGACCCTTATGCTTTTCATGAAGCAGTAAATTCTACATTTAATATTGGAGACAGATTTGTAAGTAAACCAGCAGATGCAAAAGTTATATTTCATTTTTTGCTTATTAACTCTGATTCACAAAGAGTATTTTTAGAAAAAAGAACAGATGAGTTTATCTATGATTATTGGAAAAACTCTGCAACCACTGGAACACCAAAGTATTGGTCTAATTATAGTGACACTGCAATATTAGTTGCACCAACTCCTAGTGCTGCACTTAGAATAGAAATGACATATTCTAGAAGACTAGCAGAACTTTCTAGCACTAATACTACAAACTGGTTAACAGAAAACGCACAAGATTTACTTTTGTATGGTTGTCTTATGGAAGCATCTACATTTACAAAAAGTAGAGAAGACTATGTTATATATTCAGACAGATATAAACAAGCTGTTGAATCTATAAACAATCAAGCAAGAAGAAGAAGAAGAGATGACTTCACAGCTCCTGCAAATGTGATGGGAGAAAATTATTTAAAAGAAATGGGAACATAGGAGATCACAATGTCAATAACACAAACTTTAACTAATGTATTTAAACAAGATTGTCTTGATGGAGCACAAAATCTAGGTAATGGTGGAGACACTATTAAAATAGCTTTGTATACTTCAAGTGCTACTTTAAATGCAACAACGACTGCGTACACAACTTCTAATGAAGTATCTGGAACTGGTTACACAGCAGGCGGAACTACACTGTCAAGTCAATCAGTAACACTAGATACAACTAACGGAGTTGCTTTTTTTGATGCAGCAGACCCAAGTTTTACTTCTGCTACTATTACTGCAAGAGGAGCTTTAATTTATAACAACAGCAAATCAAATGCAGCAATAGCAGTTCTAGATTTTGGTTCTGACTTTTCATCATCAAATGGAACTTTTCAAGTTCAGTTTCCAACAGCAGCACACAACACAGCATTAATTAGGATTAGTTAATGGCAGAGGGCACTGGTGGATGGAACGCAGGTGCGTATGGTGATGACGGATGGAATGATGGTATTGTTCTATCTGAAACTGGAATTGCAGCGACACTTGCATTAGGAAGCGAAACAGCATCTGGTAGTGCATTAATAAATCAAGTCGGATACGACAATCTAAGAATAAGTTTAGCAGATTTATCTGCTAACATAACTGGTACAGCAACTGTTAATACCATATCGGGTATTTCGGGAACAGGCTCTACTGGTACAGTAAAATTATGGTCTCTTATAGATACAACAGATGGAGGAGACGAAACATGGACAACAGGAGTGGCAAATTAAATGGCTAATGCTTACACACAATTAGGATTTGTAAAACAGGCAGATGGTGAAAATATAGGAAGTTGGGGTGANGTACTCAACGATCAACTTATAGATTTACTTGATGATGCGATAGGTGGATATGTAGAAGTTAGTGTTGCATCTGGTAATGTTACTTTAGCTTTTGCTGATGGAACAGCTGATAACAATGGTAGACACGCAGTAATTAAATTTACTGGTTCTCCAGGAGCATCAAGAACTGTTACCTTTCCTAACAAACAAAAAACATATTACATAATTAATGGCTCTGATGATTCAGTTGTATGCACAGCAGGAAGTGGAGCAGAAACAGTTACTTTACTAACTGGTCAAAAAGATATTATTTATGTTGATGGTAGTGATGAAGTTCACAGTATTTTACAAGAGGGTGCTGTAAGTGAAAAACTTATTTCATCTCAAACTGCAATATCATCTGGTATAGATAATTCTAACGATCAATTATTATTAAGAGACAATAGTGCATCTGCATTAAAGAAAGTTTCTATTGCAAGCATTTTTAGTAGTGTTGGTGGATTAACAGATTTATCTGGTGACTCTACCCCACAACTAGGTGGAGATTTAGATGTTAATGGTCAAGACATAGTTTCTACATCAAATGGTAATATTACAATAACTCCAAATGGAAGTGGTGTTGTAAGACTAGATGGCAATGTAGATATTCAGAGTGGCACTATTGATTTAAAAAACTCTGGCTCAAGGTCTAAAATTAATTTTTATTGTGAGTCGGGTAATGCACACGCACAAGCACTTCAAGCAGCACCACATTCAGAAAGTGCTTCAAACACTTTAACACTTCCAAGCACAGGAGGAGATGTTGATTTAGTTTCAACAGCTTCAACCGCAACATTAACGAATAAAACATTAACCTCACCAAAACTTAACGAAGATGTTGCAATTACTGCAACAGCTACAGAAGTAAATTTATTAGATGGAGTCACTGCAACAACTTCAGAACTTAATATTCTAGATGGTGTAACTGCAACAGCCTCTGAATTGAATATATTAGATGGTGTAACAGCAACTGCTTCAGAATTAAATATACTTGATGGGG